TCAACCTTTAGTCCATTAACTACAAAATATATTCGTATTGTTATATATTCATATATACATTTAAATAATATAATTTAATATGGCTTTTGAGAAAGGACATAAGCTCGCAACGGGCAGACCAAAGGGAGCAATCAATCGTTCAACTGAAATGATGAAGGTATCAATAGCAAGAGCAACTAATGTTGTATTGGATGATTTGCCTTCTATAATGAAACAAATGATAAGAGATGACCCTAAAGCAGCAGTTGATTTGGCAATTAAGTTATTAGAGTTTAATATGCCTAAATTAAGTAGAACGGAATTGAGAGCAGAGATAGAACAAAAGATTCAGCAGATTAGTATCAATATAAATAAATCATCTAGTGAACATAGAGATTAATACTACAGTTACTTTTGAAAACCTACTTGAATCAAAGAGTAGAGTTACCCAGCACATAGGTGGAACACGTAGTGGTAAGACATACGCTATTCTTCAATTCCTTATCGTACAAGCGCTTCAAACGCAACAGGCGATAACAATAGTAAGGAGAACAATACCATCGCTTAAACGAACAGTAATAAAGGATTTTACGGATATACTAAAAGGCATTGGAATATATAACGAAGATAACTTTAACATATCAGATAGGACATATAAGCTAGGTGATAGTACCGTTCAGTTTATTAATTCTGATGACCCGGAGAAGTTAAGAGGATTAAAATCAGATATACTATTCATAGATGAGGCCTCGGAATTGGATGAAGAATCCTGGTTCCAGTTGCGTATCAGAACATCAGGTAAAATGATACTTGCATACAACCCTACTATATCACCACAGCATTGGTTAAGACAAATGCAAGACTGTGATAGGTTTATAACTACATATAGGGATAACATATATCTGCCGGTAGATATGGTTAAGGCAATTGAAGACTTACAACACACAAACGATAAGCAATGGAAAATCTATGGACAGGGTGAGTTTGCAGCAAATGATAAAGCTATATTTGAATTTGAGTTGGTTAATGTTATCAATGGTGAGTTTGTGGCGTTCGGGCTAGATTTTGGATTTTCCAGAGATGAAACCGCATTAGTTGCAATATACAAAGATGATAATGAATTATATTTAGAAGAACTAATTTATGAAAAGGGTCTTATTACTTCGGATATAGTTGATAAGCTAAGAAGATTACAAATAGATAAGTCGCATGAGATATTCTGCGATAGTGCAGACCCGAGACTTATCGAGGAGATATACCGAAGTGGGTTTAACTCTAAGCCTGTTGTCAAAGGTCCTGATAGTATCAGATTTGGTATAGGAGTAATGAAGAACTATAAGATTAAGGTATTAAGGACTAGTCAGAATCTAATCAATGAGATGTATGCCTATCAATACATAACTGACAAATATGGTTATGTTACTGACAAACCTGAAGGTGGATTAGACCACGCAATAGATGCGGCAAGATATGCATGTATGATGAAGCTAAGTGTTAAAGCACAAAGTAAAGGAAGATATCAAATATCAATAAGATAATATGCAGACTTGGAATGAAGAAGAAATAAAAGAGTTACTACTATTCGTACAATCAATACGGCAAGAGAACGATGATTTAAGAGCCAAAATAATTGCTATGGATGCAATGCTTAAAAACGAAATGGCTAAGAATAAAATAATTAAACAAACATTACAAAATTATACAGCATGAAAAAGCAATTAACATTAGAGATACCTACAAGTTGGAAAGATATATCTCTTAAACAATACTTAACCCTACAAAACGATTTAGAAGCATATAGTGATGATGAAGAAGCACAAACTGCATTAACCTTACATCACCTATGCGGACTAGATGTAGAGTATGTAAGAAAGTTATCAGCTGAATCATATAATCTAGTAAAGAGTAAATTGAATCAGTTCCAATCACCTGAAGGTATAGAGTTAACCACATTCGTTACAATAGATGGTGTTGAATATGCATTTGAACCTAACCTATCTAAAATGAGTTATGGTGCTTATGCTGACATTACTCAATATGATACTATACAGGTAGATAAGAATTGGGCAAAGATAATGAGTATACTATATAGACCGATAGAGAAGAAGCAATATGGTAAATATACTATCAAGCCTTATGATGGGGAGATAGATGAAACCAAATGGTTAGATGTTAATATGGAAGTACATTGGGGCTGCCTGTTTTTTTTTGTTCATTTGCAAATGGACTTACTGAAAGGTATCCTGAACTCTTTGAAGGAGACGGAACTACCTCACAGCATCAGGCAAATTTTGGAAAGAAGTGGAGAGCTTATGCAACAATCGTTGAGTTGGCCGATGGCAAACTTAAAGAAATAGATGAGGTTGTAAAAGAGCCATTAGAAAAATGTCTATTATATCTTGCTTATAGAGCTGATAGAAATCAATTAGAATCGATGATACATAAGGAAGCGATGAAATCAATTGGAAGCAAATAAGGTCTACCATTTTTATTCTATCAGTTGTTAAATACATAAACACTATACTATGCCGTGGTCAAATAGTCAAAATGGAGCATTACGATACTCCGTAAACAGAGAGAACAATTCAGGTTATTATATAGGACCTACTAGGGGATTATCATCTCCTAAAAATTCACGTAGAGCTTGTTTATGTTTGGGCGAAGATACATACGATGTAAGGTGCTGTAATGGTGCTTTAATGAATCAGGGTATTGGAGTAATACAAGGTACACCATTAGGAGCATTCTCTGAAGGATACTCTGATGGATTCAACGTTGATGGACCTCTATAAATTAAATAAAATATAACATGCCTTTAAATAAACCCGCATTAGAAGCGTTAAATCAGACTAACTTTCCTGATAACCAACAGCAGTTAATCACACCTATACTCTTACGAGAGTTTAATGATGAGATGATTAATTCAATGGAATTAACTCAAAGTATGGATAACTACGCTAACTTGGGGACAGCTAACCTTTTCTATGGTGGCAATCAAAGTATAGCAAAAGAATATAAATTATTTACAAATGGAGTGTATTGGAATAACAATACAGCAGGATATAATAATTTAGAGATAATCAATTCCATTACAGGTAACATAGATATAGCAGCGTTAGGTGGTGGAGTACGAATAGTAAGTTCATCTCTAAACATAATGAATGGAACGTTTACTGCATCTTTAGCAGAAGGGTTTACATACGTTGGTAATAGTAGTGGTAGAAGTGTATTAGTTGCAACATCATCTTTTGGTAGTGTAACATCTGCTATTACCGCATCTTCTTTAATAACTGCTTCATTTAGTGGAAACACTTTGACATTCACAAAAGGTGATGCATCTACATTTGGTATAGTAATACCTGATGTTAGTGGAAGTACAATCAATACAGGTAGTTTCGCAATAACTGGAAGTAATACATTTAGAGGTAATCAAATTATAAGTGGAGCAATACAAGTATTGGGTGATACTGCTGGAGATAAGAATCTTTTTCTATTTAGAAATGGTACTTCAAATGGTCCAGGTATAAATTTTGAAGCATTTGATGCCGGTATTAATTTAGGTAGTAATGGTACTTTAAATTTAACATCTATTGGTGGAACAAATGCAACTTTCAAAATTAACGCACCTGATAATAATGGTAATGCTAACTTAAACTTTGATGTATCGGGTATAGCAGGAAATGATGTAATTTCAATTTCTGCAAGAGGTACTAATAATACTGCTTCTTTAGTAATTGAAGATGCAAATAGTAGTATTCCTTTTATTCTATTTGAACAAAACCCTGTAAAGACTACAATCTATAATCAGGTTGATATTAGTGGCTCATTAGATATAACAGGTAGCTTATCAGCATCTTTACAACAAGGATATGTATTAGTAGGTAATAGCAATAATAGAACATCATTAGTAGCAACCTCATCATTTGGAAGTACAATAAATACAGGTAGTTTTGCAACAACAGGTAGTAATACATTCGTAGGAAACCAAACTATAACAAGCACAGGCAACACTCAAATAAATATTGAATCAACCGGTGGACCGGGTTCGCAGCAAACCAATATAGATTTTAGAGGAAATAACTCTAACTTTAACGCATACGGAGATTTTAATATTATCAACAACGGGCAATATGGTGGAAGTGGTAGTATTAAGATTATAGCAACTAAAAATAATCTTTCTATTGCTTCTGATGATGGAACTAAAATAGGAGCAACTAATGGTGGAGGAAATGGAATTGATAATGGAAACATATCAATGCAAGTTCGTTCAGGTAGCTTATCATTAGCACCTTCAGGTATTAGTAATACAACCGCATCTTTAACACACTTATCATCATCATCTAATACTGCTAATGTAAACTTAATGTTTAAAAATAGTAGTACTGCAGCTGATACTATTATAAGTGGTAGTAATAATATATTTACAAACCCAGCAGCAATAACAACAGGATTTAAGAGATACATAGGTGGTAATAGTAATATTGCTATGAATGCATCCGCAGTACCACAAATAAGTGGTAGTATGGGATTCTCACCTATAATGAGTAATAACTACTTTGGAGGAGCATCTGGAATGATATTTAGAGGACCTGTTAGTTCATCTGCATGGACTATTAGTAATAACTTATTGAATAATACAACTGCATTTAATATAGGTACTGGGGCCACAACTGATGCTAGACAAATGGTATCAGGTTGTAGTATGACAAATAATGGAGGTAACGGTTTCATAAGAGTACAGGCATATAAAACAGCACTATCAGCATCATTTACTTATAGTACATCGACAGCTGCCGGTGTGGTTGATTTAAATCTTCATAGTTCATCTATAAACTTTGGTGGTAATTTAAGTTTTGGTGGAACAACTATAAACAACTCATACTTTCCCGTAACTTCAAGCATTAACTCAACAAATGGATTTGTTTCGGTACAAAGTACTTTATTCATAGGTGGAAATAATATATTCTTTTCAGGCAGTAACTCAACTGTATTTACTCAACCGAGGATATGTAATGGTAATATAATTGTTGGTAATAACTCAGCTTCCTTAAATCTCCTTTCAGATAGCGGTTCTTTGGTTAACACTGCCATAATAGGTGCTTCATTAGGTGTAACAGGCTCAAATTCAATGCAATTGGTTGCAGGTATTCCTAGTGATTGGGGTAGTATGTTTGTGGGTAGAAATAACGCACAAGATGGTGGAAGAGCCGAATCTGCAAAAAATGTATTTGTAGTTGGAACAGGTATAGCAAGTAATAGAAAGACTGGATTCTTAATTGATAGTGGTTCTAACTCATTCTTTGAAGGTACATTAAACGTAAGTGGTGCAACATCTCTAAATGGTACAACAAATATTACAGGTAGTTTATTAGTTAATGGTGTTGCAGTAGTAGGTGTTAATACGGCTAGTTTTGCAACAACCGGTTCGAACTCATTTAATGGTAACCAAACAATAACAGGTACTTTAAATGTAATAGGTAATTCATCATTTAATGGTAGCCAAACTATCACAGGTAGCTTAATAATAAGTGGTAGTGGAGCTCAAGCTAGATTCCCATCATTTGATGCAACTCAAGGAAGAATTAAAGAAACATTATCCTTTACAGGTAGTAGATTTACTACTGACCTATCTATGTCAATAGAGATGGAAAATCTAAATGGAACTGAATTTGGATTTAATCAATTGGATTTAAGTGATGCTAATACAGGTGCACAATTTATATTGAATACAAATAAGGCTAGTACCTTTACCGAACTTAAATTAAACGCAAGATATACTGGCTCAAGCAATGCAGAGATTAGAATAAGAAATACAGCAGGTGTTCGTACTGCAACTGTTGATGCAGATACTTCAACATTTAATGGAGCTGTGAACATAACACAAACAATGAAGTTAAGTTCATTAGACCCATTACCAACGGCAGTTAATGGAACTATGGCAGTATCTGGCTCTAATTTGTATTTCGCATCGGGAAGTAATTGGTTCGCAGTATCATTAATATAATAAAAAAATAACTATATTTCAAACAACATATGTTAAATAACTAAACAACAGATTATTATGAATGCAAAACAAGTCCTAAATAAGATAATTACACTTTTAAACAAAGATGAAGTACGATTAACTTATGCTAGATTAAAAGATGGAACAATCGTAGAATCTCCTACTTTCGATGTAGGTGAAGAATTGTTCGTAGTATCAGAAGATGGTACTAAAACCCCAGCTCCAGATGGTGAGCACGAATTAGCACTGAAAGATTCAGAAGGCAACGAAAACTTAATCAAAGTTATCACTAAAGATGGTAAGATTGAAGAGAGAGAAAACGTTGAATTAGCTGATGAAGATGAAGAAACCGTTAAGACTGAAGATTTACCACAAGCAGATGGTGCTAAAGCCGTTGAAGATGTTCAAATGGCTGAAACAACTGAAGAAGTAGGACCTTTACCATCAACAGGTAACGGACAACCTGCAGATACTGAAGATGAACCATCTATCGAAATCGAATTAAAAGATATGGTTGCTAAATTAGCATATCGTATTGAAGAGATGGAGAAGAAGATGGAAGAAATGGGTAAACACAAAATGGAAGAAGAAGTAGTAGATAAGGAAGCAGATGTAAAGAAAGAAGATGACATTGAAGAAATGGAACTTCCTAAATTAGATGGTGCACCTATCGAAACTAAAATGGCTTCAGTAGAATTAAACAGAAAGAATTACGGTAAGAAAACAATGAATGCACAAGATTCATTCTTATCAAAATTATATAAATAAATTATTAAAAAATCATTTAAATTAACAAAATGAAAGCAAAACAAAATTTCACAACTGGCCAACCTAGCATACCAAACTCTACCTACGCAGGTGAATTTGCAGGTCAGTACATCGCAGCAGCGTTGTTAAGTGCAAAAACTTTGGATAACAAATATGTTGAGATTCACCCTAACGTGAAGTTCAAAGAAGTTATCCAAAAATTAGACGTATCAGGCATCGTACAAAATGCTTCTTGCGATTTCGTAACATCGGGTAGTGTAACATTATCTGAAAGAATTTTAGTACCAAAAGAATTACAAGTTAACTTATCATTATGTAAGCAAGAATTTGTTGATTCATGGAACGCAATGCAATTGGGCTTTAGTGCATTTGATACTATCCCTGCATCTTTCAACGATTACTTAATCTCTTATGTAGGTGGACAAGTTGCACAAGCAACTGAACAAAACATTTGGGCAGGAGTGAGTGGTTCTAACGGACAATTCGAAGGATTCCAATCTTTACTTTCTGCTTCAGTAGCAGCAGGTACAACTATCGTATCAGGCGCAATCACAGTATCGACTGGTGTTATACCAGCGTTCTCTGGCTCTGCAACTGTAGTTGGTGGACAACCAATCTCTGGCTCTATCACATCTGCAAACGTAATCGCTAAATTCAACGATATCGTAAACTCTATCCCTGATGCAGTTTATGGTAAAGAAGATTTATTACTTTATGTTGGTACAGGTGTTGCAAAAGCATACCAAACAGCATTAGGTGGTGGTTCAGTAGGTGCAAACGGATACAACAACCAATTGACTGTAGGAGAAAAACCTTACAACTTCAATGGTATTGATATCGTAATGTGTCCAGGTATGAGTGCAAACAAAGTTGTAGCAGCTCAGAAATCTAATATGTTCTTCGGAACAGGTTTACTTTCTGACTACAATGAAGTGAAGGTATTAGACATGAGCAACATCGATGGTTCTCAAAACTATCGTGTTATTATGAGATTTACTTCAGGCGTACAATTCGGTATCGCACAAGATATCGTTTACTACGGAGCTTACTAAAAAAAATTAAATAAGGGGTGGTGAGAAATCATCACCCTATTATTAACAAATTAAAAACTTAAAGATATGGCTTGTAATCTAGCAGCAGGAAGAAATGAAGTATGTAAAGATAGTATCGGTGGTTTATCCGGCGTATACTTCTTAAACTATACTACATCTTCTTTTTCACAATCAGCGGCAACAGCTACGGCTGACCCACTTTTAACTGGAGTACCTTCAGGCTCAACCCTGTATTTCTATCAGTTGAAAGGAACAAGTGCATATACTGAAACAGTAAATTCATCTCGTGAAAATGGTACTACTTTCTTTACGCAAGAGTTAACTCTTAATTTAAAGAAATTAACAAATGAAATGACGACTCAATTAAAGCTTTTGGCTTATGGACGTCCTCAAATCATAGTAGCAACAATGAACGGAGATGCATTTTTAGTAGGTAAAAACGAAGGTGCAGATTTAACAGCAGGTACAATTCAAACAGGAGCAGCAATGGGAGACCTTTATGGTTATTCTATTACTATGACTGGTATGGAACAATTACCGGCTCAATTCTTATCTGGCTCAACTATTGATAATCCGTTAGCAGGTTTAACCGCTAACTACACAATAGTATACGGAACTAATAGCTAATCAGTATAGCATTTTAAAAATATTAGACCCTACTCTTAATTGAGTGGGGTTTTTTTATTTACCTACTATTTTTACTTTGGGTGTTGTTAAATATAGAAGAACATAAACTATTACGAGATAATGCTTACATATTTCATATCAGGCAGTAACGGATATACATTTAGAATGAATCAAACTACATCTAGTGCATTTACAATGTCACTACAAGATATGTTAACTCAAACTAATTATACTGCTTCACTTACATCACAATCATATAACCAATGTGAAAGCATGCTTGCACTTACTGCAAGTATAAATGGCGCATATGTTGGACAAGAGTTTAGAGCAACATTGATAAAGGGTACAACTGAATTATGGAATGGAAGTATTCAGGTCTTTGGCTCACAATCAGTATCTAAGCCGGAATACATAAATCAAATACCAATTAACAGTGGCTCAATCTCATCAGATAGCAGTAACGAATATATTATAATGAACTAATATGAATAAAGCAGTAAACTTTTCAATCTTCGGACAAAGGGGAAATAACTCCCTACCAATAGTTACCGAAGATACTAGAACAAGATACGGATGGATTCCATTTGGAATAAATGGACATGATGATTTCTTTGATGCGGTATCTATTGCATACAATCAGTCAACAACTACGGCTGCATGTATAGAAGGTATTGCAGATTTAATATTTGGTAAAGGTATCTACTCTAAAAGACCAGAGTTCGATACAACACTACAAAAGATACTACCGCAAGAGGATGTTAAGAGGGCAGCATTCGATTTAAAACTATTTGGTAATGCCGCATTCCAAGTCTATTGGAACGATGAGCATACGAAGATAATTAAGTTTTATCACATACCCGTACAAACACTTCGTGCTGAAAAGATATATGATAATCCAAAGATTGAGAACTACTACTATTGTGTAGATTGGAATGACCAAAGAAAGATTAGAGATAAGAAAAAGATTCCTGCATTTGAAACATCGAATGAGAAGATGGAAATACTTTGGGTTAAGAATTATACTCCTAACTTATATTACTATTCTCTACCTGATTGGATATCATCACTTCAGTATTCTATCGTAGAAGCTGAATTAAGTAACTTACATACAAACAATATCTTAAATGGTTTCTTACCAATGGTGATGTTGAATATGAATAGTGGTATTCCAGCGCCTGAAGAAAGACAAACAATAGAAGATTTATTATACGCTAAGTTTACAGGTACAAATAATGCCGGTAAGTTTATGTTATCATTCAATGATGACCCTGCTACTAAACCAACTATCGATGTAATACAAATAGATAACCTACATGAGAAGTTTAGTTATGTAGCAGAATACGCACAAGATAGAATATTAGTATCACATAGAGTAACATCGCCTTTATTGTTTGGTATCAGAACTGCTAACAATGGATTCTCTTCTCAATCGGAAGAAATGAAAACTGCTTTTAGTATCTTACAAACAATGACAATTGCACCATTCCAAAATGTAATTCTAAATACTTTAGATTACGCATTAAGTTGTGGTGGATATGATAATGCCGAATTATACTTTGAACAATTAACTCCATTAGCAATTCTTTCACAGCAAGCAGAAGAAACAGGTCAAACTATTGAAGAAGTTTCTGATGAAACTAATGACCAAATGGAAAATCCTGCAACTATTGAAGATGCAGGTGATGCAGACCCACAAAATATAGCACCAGATGAACCAATTGAAAGATTTGAGTTTGGTTTAAGTGGAGCATTTTTTAATAAAGAATATACAACTGAAAAATTATAAGATATGGCTACCGCACTATTTATTACAAGAAACGATATAATTAAGAATACTCCATTACAGGGTGCGATTGATGCAGATGCATTACTTCCATTTATGTATACCGCACAGGTAAAGTATTTGAAAAATCTTTTGGGAACTGTATTATACGATTATTTAAGTGAACAAATTGAAACACAAACCGCATTTACAGGCAGATATGCTGAATTGATGACAGAACAGGTTAAACCAACACTTATTTGGTACGCTTGTGTGGAATATATTCCATTCAGTTCTATTCAGTTCAAATCTAATGGCGCTGTGAAGCAACAGAGTGAGCAAGGCGTCGCTCCAAGCAAATCGGAGATAGATTACCTATTAGCGAAAGCACAAGCGAATGCTGACTACTATGCGTTGAGATTACAAAACTTTTTGATTTCATACTCAAACCAAATTCCACAATATTTGCAATCAGTTGGAAACCAAACACAAATATACCCAGACCAAACGAATCAATATTTTCAGGGTATTCAATTATAATAAACTATGAGTAATTACTTACGATATAATCAGGGAGTAAACTATACATTATATTATAATGCATTAGAATACTTTGAAACAATAATGACTAATCATCCTTCTATTGCTAAAGTAACAACTGGCGATATGATGGAAGTAGATGATAGAGAGTTTTCTATGTACCCATTGGGTAATGTAAATATATTAAGTAGTACAATAATTGATTCTACTACTAGACATGAGATACAATTAATAGTTGCTGACAAGATTAAGAATAAAGATAACGAATCTAATCCTATTAACAATGAACAAACGATTCCATTTTATGGAGTTGATGATACAATTGATATTCTTGCTAACTCTTTGGCGATTATCAATGACCTTACTTCCTTTACACAATATTCAGTAGCATCATTTGATATAGATGGTGATATAGTTTGTGAGCCATTTATGGATAGGTTCAATAATGGATTAGCAGGACATGCAGCTACATTTACATTGATAACTCATAATGATAGACCTCGTTGTTTATTTAATTTGTTACCATCTGGCTCATTCCCTAATGCTACCTGTTAATGGCTAGTTCTAAAATACAATTACCTTTAAAGAATGTTGCGAAGCAGATACGAAATGTAGCATCTGCATTAGCACCACGCAAAACAGGCAATCTTCGTAATGTATTACGTTCTTACAACACACCTGATAGAATGGTTAAGTTTGGAAAGAATGGTTCAGCAGAAATTACTTTTTACTTTGCACCTCCTGGCGCAACCTATGGTAAGTATTGGAATAGTCCGTATGGAAGTAACAGATACAATCCTACTAAAAAAAATAAAGATGGTAGTAGAAGAAAAAGCAATACATATACTCTAAAAAAAAGATATCCACAGCACTTTGATTATGCGGATAAAGCATATCAAGACCCTACTGTTAAGAATATGATTAAACAATATACCACAGCGTTAGGTAAACAAATAGTATTAGATTTAAGAGAAGCAGTAAGGGCTAAATAACCATCACTTACAAAATCATTTTGGGTGGTTAAATAATAAAGAATTAAAACAAATGGCTTTATATATTGCACAAACTCCGGCATCTGCATCATTAGCACAATCACCTATTATATTTTCAATATCTGAAAGTGTTACTAGTGTTATATCTAATACGGCATTTCAATATGTTGCTGATTTATATTATTGGACAGGTAGTATGACTCAATCATCATCTGTATCTGAATATACAATGGTGAAATTTCCCAATGTATCATTGTATGGTATATTCGACTTAAATAGAATTATCAATTCAACACTTACTGATTTAGCACAAGTTAATACATCAAATGTAATGTACTTTGCATGTGATTTCTTTACACAATATACTTCAGGCTCTACATTTGTGACCGGTTCACATTTAAAATCTAATACATATAAAGCATTAGATGGGTATGGTATATTCCAAGAAGAAATCGGACAACCTATATATACATCATCAGTATTCTGGCCACTAATGACTGATGGACCAGCAACACAATCCGCATTCACTGTTAACAAAGGTGTGACGGGTGTATATGTTGGAAGTGTGGGTACTACTCAACCAAATAGATTAAAGTATACTTCAGCTACACAAACTGCGTTTATAACGCTTAGTGGTAGTGTATCATCATCACAGCAAATACAAACCTATCCAATAGGACCAGCAGAGAGTGGATTTCCTTTATCAGGTAGTTTTACTTCATACAAAATACAGGCACAAAATAGTACAACGGATTTAGGAAAAGCGATTACTTACAATATAGTATGTGAGCAAAAGTATCCTAATGTAAGAATTAAATGGAAAAATAGATTCGGTCAATTTGATTGGTTTA